ATAAAGAAGTAGTTCTTATGATGCTTATGGATAAATACGCTGAAAGTATGCATTCGCAAATGCAGGCGAAAGAAGAATTGGAAAAGGCTGGATATAGTGAAGTGCAGATTTTAAACTTGCGTCAGGGATATTGCAGCGAATAAAATAATTTTATGGCGAAAGCCGCTTACAGTAGATGTAGGCGGCTTTTGTCATACATAGATTGGAGTGACGAAATTGACAAATACCTACACCACTATCCAAGGCGACATGTGGGATTTGATTGCCAAGCGCTTGTATAATGACGAAGCATCGCTAAACGTCCTGCTGGGAGCCAATCAGCGCTATGCTGATATGGTGGTCTTTTCGGCAGGCGTTGAGCTGGATGCGCCGGAGTATACCGCTCCGGTAACATCGATGCTGCCGCCATGGAGGCGCTGAGATGATGGACGCAAGACGTTGCCTTGTAATGGTGAGTTACAACGGCAAGGATATCAGTGCTGACCTGCAGCAATATCTAAAATCAGTCAGCTATACCGACAACATGTCGGGCGAGGCTGACGACCTGCAGCTGACTCTTGAGGACAGACAAGGCCTTTGGCAGTCGAGCTGGATGCCTGAAAAAGGTGCAACGCTAGATGTGAGCATCAGGCACATCAATGCAGGTGCTGAGCAGGTCGTGCGTTTTGGGCTGTTTGAAATTGACGAGATAACGTCAAGTGGCATGCCTAGCGAGGTGCAGATCAAGGCAATAAGCGTGCCTGACAACAATAATCTGCGTGGCGTTGAGCGCACACGCAGCTGGGAGAAGGCAGAGCTTAAGCGTATCGCCAACGATATTGCTGGCGGCGCAGGACTTGAGCTGTATTATGACGTCAAGGATTATAACCCCGTCATAGACAGAGCAGAGCAGTCGGAGCAGTCCGATTTATCATTTTTGTATCAGCTCTGCGCTGACCACGGCCTTGCGCTCAAGATATGTAACAATCAGCTTGTCATTTTTGATGAGGCGGATTATGAGGCTGCAGATGCCGTCGCTCAGTTGCCTAAACCGGGCACGATTGCTGCAGATGCCGGCCTTAAATCGCTTGACCTGCTTATGAGCTACAGCCTAAGCAGCAAAGTCCGTGATGTATATAAGGCCTGCCATGTCAAATACCAGGAGGGTAAAGACAAGCAGAAAATTGAGGCTACTTTTGCGGCTCCAGGTAAAACAACTGGCAAGACTCTCGAGGTCAACGAGCAGGTTACCAGCATTGCAGACGCGGAACGGCTGGCCAAAAAGAAGCTGCGCGAGAAAAACAGCGCTGAGATATCCGGTACGTTTACATTTGTCGGTTATCCCGAGCTGGCCGCGGCCGTCAACATCATGTTGAGCGGTTTCGGCGTGTTTGACGGCAAATACATCATCATCAAGGCGCAACATGATATAGGCAGCGGCTATACAACACGCATTGATGTGCGGAGGTGTTTGGATGGATATTAACAAAATCAAAAACCTTATCCGAATCGGCACCATATCGGCCGTCAACGGGGCTGCCTGCAGCGCTCGCGTTGTGTTTGATGATAAGGACGACCTTGTCAGCGCTGAGCTGCCCATAATTACTATCGGCAGCAGCCAGACGCGCGCTTACTGGATACCAGAGGTCGGGACGCAGGTCCTGTGCATTTTCCAGCCAAATGCCAGCGGCTGCGGCATCGGCAGCGGATTTATCATCGGCGCTTTTTACAGCTCCGTTGACAAACCTGTTGAGAGTGATGCAGCCGTACGCAGTATCACGTTTGCTGATGGCAGCTTTATCCGGTATGACAATGGTAATATCGAGATCAACGCCAAAGGCAAGCTAGTGCTCAAGGGCGCTACGATTGAGCTTAATTAGAGGTGATTACCATGTCAAAAGCAACAAGATTAGGCGATAACGATACCGGCCATGATGCCTGCGCTCCGACAGCTCTGGTGAGCGCAAGCGCTGATGTTATCATCAACGGCAAAGGCGCTGGCCGTGTGGGTGACAGCTACGCTCCGCATGGGTGTGTAGCGCATCCTACGCATAGCGGTGTAATTGCCAGCGGGAGCGCCAGTGTTTATATCAACGGCAAGGCTGCCGGCAGAATAGGGGACAGCGTAAGCTGTGGTGGGAGTGTGGCGGTGGGGAGTTTATACGAGTGGCACGCGTAATGTTACCATAACACTGCCTATAGCTACATCCGTGACATATGCAGTGATAGCGGTGGCGCGCACAGAAAATAACTATGGCTGCTCGGGCTCTCAAAATTGCCAATATGTCTCAAACGTAACCAACAAGACGTTTCAGGCGGGTTCTTACGATACAGGCAACGGCTATGCTGGCTTTTGGTGGGTGGCCATTGGCAAAGCCTAAGCCTTACCAAAAGCACACCGCTTAAAACACTGCTACATACCGACAGCAATATAGTTGATATTCGTACCAAGGTACGTTGGCCAAGTCACAGAAATATTAGTTCTGGTAATCCATGATGTGTTCTCAAAAGTTGCGCTGCTCCATGACTCTTGAGCCGTAGTAATGCAGTAAAATTTTTGGAATGGTAGCGAAAAATTTAACGTTGCTGCAGTACTTCTTCCCCACTGCTTATACGCCGACAGCTAACCAATATTTTGGGCAGTTAATGTCATCCGCTTTTGCGTAAAAAGAATTTCTGGTGACAGAGTTAACATAACCGCTTGCTTTGTATGGATTACCAACTGAGCTTATAGCCATCCAAGTGACGTGGTAACAATTTCCGGGGAAGCTAATGGGAAATGTTATTGTTTGGTATCGCATATTATCACTTAATCCCCACTGCACAGAAAGGCTCATAACGTCTTAATTTAAACCTACGCTTATCATTACACCTAAATCATTAAAAAATCGCCCACAGGCAAAATCTGTGAGCGTAGAAAGGAAAAAACATGAATGATAAAAGAGTAAATCAATATCTTATCCTGCCAGAAGCAGGACAGAGAAAAGACACAAAGCTCGCAGTTGAGCGTAGCGAAGAGCAAATTGCTGAGATGCTTAAACAAGGCTATGTAATCGTCAATCATGATGATTTTAACAAGCTCATCGGTAATGCTGGCGGTGAATACCTTATCGCTGATGACGGCCGTGTATATCCTAAGCCTGCACCTACAGACGCAGAGCTGCTGGCTGTTGCAAAGCCTGCCAAAATCGCAGAGCTTAAGGCTGAGCGTGACAGCAAAGAGGTTGAGCCGATTACCTACAACGGTAACAGATATGATTACGATGACAAAGCGCGCGAGCGCATCAACGCTGCCATCATTGCCTTAGACGTACAGGGAGCTGATGCGTCCATTGATTGGACTACTGCAGATAACGCCGATGTCAAGGTAACAGCCAACGATTTGCGTATGGTAATCGCCATGATTGCACAACGCTCAAACGCCCTGCACGTGGCGTATAGAGCCGCTAAGGACAAGGTAGAGGCTGCGACAACTGTTGCTGAGGTTGATGCTGTTACTCTCAACCTTTAAAATCGCTCAAACCCTTGCTGTGACGGCGTTTGTGGCATGTTCCCGACAATCATGTCGGGGAGTAACACGTTAGCAACATTAAATCCACGATACGGCAAGGCTTAACAGTGCCAGCGCCTACCTATTAAGCAACACGTTAGCAACACATCATATCAAATCTATTGCCTTTTTTAGCTCGTGCAGGCTCTTATGCGTGTACACGCCTTTTGTCACGCCCTGGCTGGCATGGCCTAAGATGCGCTTGACGGCCGTCTCGTTTGCTCCAGCATTGTCGAGCATCGTGGCACAGGTATGGCGGCACTCATGCGGCGTGTGATGACAATTAGTCGCGTCCATGACGTTGTCAAATCGCGCCCGGAAGCGGTGATAGGACAGAGCAGCGCCATCATCTACAGTGATGAGCGTTTTGCCTGGCTTATCCATCCAGGCACGGAAATAGGGCAGCGCCTTGCGGCTTATCGGTACGGCCCTGTTGCGACCGGCCTCAGTCTTGCTGTCACGGACGATAAAGTAACGCTGCTTGAGCTTAACGTCACATTTCTGGATGGCCAGAAACTCGCCCGGCCGCACGCCGCTGTAACACATCATCACGATGCACATCGCCCAGCACGACAGCTCAGCATCACTGTTGGCCAGCTTTTTAACACGATTGAGCTGGCGGGTGATAAACGGCTTTTTGGGATATTTGGTAACCTTTTTGTCGATGTCGATGTAGCAGGTTATATCGGCTGCCGCCGGTATAATCTTATATTTGACCGCATACTCGTACATGAGATGCATCAGCTGACGGCATTTCTTCTGGCTGGCATAGCCGATATTGCGACGGCTTATGCCACGGATTACACCCTGCAGGTCGGATATCTCCAATTTTGCAAACG